GGATGGGCGACGTCCTCCGCATCGTGAAGGACGATCCCGCGATACCGAAACCCGCCGACAAGCTCGGCGCGGAGCATCGCCTGCCACAGCGTGTTGAGGCAGGCGGCCTTTGTGGTCTGTAGCGCGTCAAAAACTCGCGACATTAATTGCTGCTGGCGCCTTGGAGGGAAATAGCGGCGTTTTGAACCGATTTGGTTAGAAAGTGAACGGGGTCCGCTTCGTGCGAACCCCGTTCTGGCCTGTTTCGGCGGTGGCTAGATGCCGACCGATTCGGCTTTCTTGTTTGCCTCGTCGAGGCGGGACTGGATCCTGCCCAGCTCCTGCTTCAGCTCGGCGCCCTCGGCGGCGTTCAGATCCTTGGTGTCCTGGATGAACTCGAGCAGCTGTTCGATGGCCGACAGCGCGAAACGTGCGAAGGCGAGGATGGCGGAGGCTTTCATGACGGGTCCTTTCCGGTGGGTTGCAATCGGGGTTCAGGCGGGCTGCAGCGCCGGTTCCGGCCCGGCGCTGCTCGGCCCGGTCATCCGGGGTTGAAGGAGCCCACGAGGACCGAGAAGGCCTCGGCGCTGGTCAGCGCGTCGAGAGCCAGCTGCTTTACCGACCGGGTCTCGCCGGCTTGCTGCGCCTCGCGCGCCTTCACAATCGCGCCGTAGGCCGTTAGCCGCGCCTGCCGCACCTGCGCGCCGCGCGCGCTGTCAGGGTCGAGGATGTCGCTCTCGACAGCGTCGACGGCCAGCTCAATGGCGTTCGCCAGGATGAGCTCCGCGTTGGCGAGAATCTGCTCGTCCGTGTCGGTCGCGGCAAGCAGCGGGTCGTTCGACGAGGCGATCTCGCCCGCCTGCGCCAGCGCGCCGCTGGTCGTCGAACAGGCGGTCGTCCCCAGCAGCATCAGGGCGAGCAGCAGCGCGCCGAACAGGGCGCGCACATCGCCGCCCCAGTCTTGAACTCGATTCATCGGTTTTCTCCCTCGTGGTCGTTGTCGCGGGAACCGGCCGCGCCCGGATTTGACCTGGTCAGGCGTTCTGGATGCGGTGCGCGATCCAGCCCGTGAAAAAGCTCTCGAAGTCGGGGTCCGCCTGCGTGATGCGGCGGTAGTGGCAGAACTGGAGGCCATCGAGCGTGCGGACGAGCAGCTCCTCGGCCGCCTTGCCGCGCCGGACGGTGAGTGCGGTCAGCGCGCTCATTGTCTTGGGTCCGATCTGGCCGTCGACGAGGATGTCGGCAAAGTCGCGGCCCTTCCGGTTCAGGAGGTTCAGCGCCTCCTGCAGCCAGCGCGCGGCCTTGCCCGGTCCCGCGTTGACGCCGGAGTCGACCAGCTCGTCGGCGACGCGTGGCAGGACGGGCAGGATGTTGATGAAACCGGGGTCCGCGACGTAACGCTTCCGGTACACCTGCTCGGCGAAGCTGCGCGGTAGCGCGATCATCTCGCCCTCGTAGCCATTCTCTCGCGCCACGCGCTCGGTGATGCCGTATTTCGTGGCGCGTCCGGGGTCGTCGGGATGATCGACGAAGCCGCCTTCCCGCTGGATCAGGCGGTCGATCATCCGGTCGATTTTCTCGGTCATGCGGTCACTCCGGCAATAAGGGCGCAGGCGGCGAGCGCTGCGGTCAGGAACACGTAGTTGGTGGTGTCGGCGCTATCGGCTGCCTCCTGCCGCCGAACGACGAGGAGGATCAGGATCAGGAACGCGATGCCCTCGAGACCGACCACGATCAGCAGCTTCCACCCGTCCATCACCGCCATCGCGGCGAGGTAGGCGTCGAGCGCGAACAGGACGCGGAGGTCGGCGACGGCCATGTGCGCGATCAGCGCCATCAGGAGGCCGGACAGGCGCGCGTAGGGCGAGCGAATGATGCCCGCGAAGCCCTCGGTGCGCCACGCCTCCAGGATGAAGTCGCGAAAGCCGTAGGCCGCGAACATCGCCGCGACCGCGCAGGCCATCTGCAGGAACAGCAGAAACGGGATCATCCCCAGCGCTCCAGGATCTTCGTGAGTGCCGGGTCGCGGTGGATCCCGGTCGCGCCCATCACCCCGCGCACCTTCGCGCGGCGCCTCCGCCGGTTCTCCGCCGCCTCGCGGTAGATCGTCCGGTCGAAATCGGCATCGAACCGGCACGCCAGCCATTTGCCGAGCCGCTCAATCACGCCGGGCGTCCGTGAGGCCCTGAATCTGGCCTCGCAGTCCGTTGATCTCGACCAGAAGTCCGGTGAGGCCCTGTGAGTGAACGCGGTCCGATTCATCGATCTCGCTCGCCAGCAGCCGAGCGGATTCGAGATGATCCTTCGCCGCCGCGCGCCAGAGCCGGGCGATCATGACGACCAGCACCATCGCGCAGATCGTGACGAACAGCAGGCTGAACAGCGCGATGCCGGCAAGGCTCTCCGCGCTGGCGAAGATGCCCGCCAGCCCGGTCGTCGTCTCCGCGATTTCGCTTGCCGCTGCGTTCATGACGGTGGTGACTAGCGCGGGCGGGCGCGGGCAGCCCCCGTCCCCCAGCGGACGCGGGCGACACCGAAACAACGGGCGCTGCGCTCCGCACGCTCATACCCACTGTTCCAGCTCGAAGGCCCAGCGGCTCTTCGCGCCTTCGCGGCGGTTGTAGCGTTCGAAGCGGCTGAAGCGGCCGTAGCAGACGCCGCGCGCGAAATAGCTGTCCGCCTCGGCATTCTCGGCGACGAGGAGCGGAAGTTCGCCGCCGACCCCTTGGGTGACGGCCCAGATCGCCGCCAGTTCCGCGTCGGACAGGTCGCCCCAGGTCCAGCTGACCGTGGCGAAGCTGGCGCCGCGCTGGATCCCGAACCCGCCGCCGCGCAGGCGCTCTGCCGTACCGGTCGATCCGGGCCTGCGGCCGCCGTCATATTCCTGATCGTGCGTCGTCTCGACGGCGCGGCCGACGATGATCCGCCCCGCGCTCGGCACGGCCCCGCTCGGCGTGAAGGTGACGCGCAGGTGCTGCTGGACGGTCACGGCGGGCAGGCGCTTCACGAAGTGACCGCGGCCCGTCGGCGGCGCGCCGGTGACGCCGAGCGGCGTGTTCGCCAGCAGCGGCACGTCGTGCGCCGCGCCGCCGTCGAGCGCGATCCCGGCAAGGTAGATCGTGTCGACGAACCCGACGGTGTCAAAGGCGCGCGGCATGCCGAGATCGATGTCGATGGTGACGGGGTTCGTGGAGCTGGCCGCCGACCAGCGCTCCTTCGGATCGAGGGTCGCGAGGTTCGCGGCGCCCGTGCCGGCGCTGGCGCTGACGGCGGCGATCGCCATCGGCTCGACGAGGATCAGGTTCATCCGCCCCGCCCCCTCAGCTCAGCCGCCTGAGAACGGACAGCAGCGTCACGGCCCGGCCCGCCTGCGGCGCGCAGCCGGTAACGAAACAGGTCTCGCCGTCGATCGTCACGGTGCGGCCGGTCAGCTGGTCGTGTTCGCCCGCCACGCGGTGCGTCTCGGGCACCAGCGGCCCGGCGCGAAAGGCGAGCTGGCGCTGCGCCTCCGCCGCCGCGTCGGACCGCTCCTGCAGCGGCGACTGCGCGCGGATCGTCACCGCGTCGGCGCCGAAATTGGCCGCCACGGTGCCGTCGGCCGCGCGCACGCGCAGCGAGGCCTGCTGCAGGTAGGCGGCGTCTTCGCCGGTCAGGCTCATCCCCAGCCCTCCCTCTCCAGATCGGTCAGAACCGCGTCCATCGCGGCGCGGGTGCCCTCGGCCGCGGCAGCGGCGCGGAGCGCGCGTTTGGCGCGAGCGCGTTTCGCCTCGATGCGGGCGAGTGCGCGGGTCGTCGCGCAGGCCCGGATGCTGACGGAGAGAGCCAGCGCCTGCACATCTTTGCCCGTTGCCTCTGCCTCTGCGCGAAGGATCGGCACGTCCGCCCTCAGATTAACGAGGAGCGTGTCCGCCTCGGCCAGTTTCGCGGCGTGCACCCGCTGCAGCTCCGGCGTCTCGATCTCGGCCATCGCCGCCGCCGCGCGCTTTGCCAGGCGGCGTTCGGCGCGGCGGCAGTAGGCAGCCGGGTCGGGCACCATCGCGCCGCGGCCCTCATTCGCCTCCGCGTCGTAGCGGAACAGCTCTGGGTCGAAGCCCTCCGGCACTGGCCCCACGACGCGCCAGACCGAGAAATCGATGCGCGCGAGGTTCGGGCCGGTGTGCTGCAGCTCGCCGGTGTCGTCGCGGCGGAGGGTAACGCGCCTAGTCATTGCGCCGCACCATCATCCGCCCGCGCGCCGTGTAGCCGCCGACGCTGCCCGACCCCTCGGCGAGTTCAGCGCGGAAGTCGTATCTGGTGTCCGCAGTAAGGTTCGCGGCTCCCGAACCTTCGACGAATCCGGCCGTCCCGTCCGAGTAGGCTAGAAGCCCGGTCGCAAAGTCGTCCGATCCCGGACCGATGTCGAAATCGTTCCAGCTGTTGGCCCCGGCCAGGGAGTACTGAACTTTGGCATTCTGAGAGAAGGCGCTCCCGGTCGTCGAGGCGTAAACGTGAACGAGGTTCACGAAAACTTTGCCGGTGGGACCGGTTGTGAGTGACACACGCGCCACCTCGGAAAAGATCGAGTTCGTGTCACAGGTATCGATGAAGGCGGAAACCTTGTCCTCGCCGCCCGACACGCCGTCGAACACGACCTCGACCTTGAAGCCGATCTGCTGGCTGATCCCGTCAAAGGCGACATTCGCCGTCACCGGACCGCCGGGCGGCCCGCTTGCCGACACGACGATGTCGGTGCCGTCCGCCGCAGCCGTGGCGTAACCGCCGCCGTGAATGACGCTGGAAACGCCCGTGATCGGCTTCGAAAGCCCGTCGCGGTAGGCCCTCAGCCGCACTCGCTGCGGCGCGCCCATCACGTTGCCTTCCTCGTCGAGATGAAGCACGGTGGCGGGCGGATCGACAATGACGTTCGGGCCATCGATGCCGTCCTCGCCCGGCCTCTGTTTCTGGAAGTCGAGGGTGTGGGCGGTCGTGATGTCGCCCACGGTCACGTTCAGCCGCACGAACCCGCCGTCGGCCTGCGGATTGTAGATCGCGACCGTCTGGGCGGCGACGCCGACGTCCTGCCCAAGGACGCCGGTCGTTCCCGTTATCTGAACCGTTGCCTGGCTCGATACATCGATGCTTCCAGCGTGCACGGTGACGGCACCAGTCCAGGGACCGCTGCCGATCGGCGTTCCGTCCGCCGCGCACGGGATTCGGACGAGCGGTGTCGTGATCTGCAGCGGGCTTACCCCGTCGGCGCCCTTCGCGCCGTCGTTGGCGATGACCACCGCGACCGTGATCCGATCCTGCAGACCCGCCGACGCGACGTTGATCGTAAAGCTGGCACCGGTAACGCCGGCCGCCACGCTGTTCAGCCGGAAGGCGGACAGCCCCACCGGCGTCACGTCGCAGAACCGCTCTTCGACGATCTGGAATACCGCGCCGGAGGTTACGTTCGTCTGGCCCTGCGTAACGGTCAGGATCGTGTCCAGCGGCAGCGTTTCGTTGATCGTACCGTCAACGTTCCGCGTCAGACTGAACACCGGCACCGTCGCCGTCGTCCTCAGCGGCGTTACCCCACCGTCCAGCACCTTCTCCCAGAAGCTGGCGCCGTTTGGCGTGCCGGGAGCCAGCGACGGCCCGGAGACGTGGTCCTGCAGCGACGCCCACGCTGCATTGTCGTGGTTCACCAGATCGCCCGCAAGGTAGCTGACATTCGCGCCCGACCAGGTCCCGCGAAAACTGAGGCCCGCTTCGGTCAGCAGAACGGCGCGCCAGTGCGTGACGGTGTCCGTCGTCACGCCGCTCGCCGGGTTGGCATTGAAGTATTCGAACAGGGTCCCGCCCTCTGACGCGAGATCGCCGTAGCGGTAGGTGCGCGCCGGATCCCAGGGGCCAGTGATCCGCTGCGCGCTCGAATCGGCGACTTCGCCCGCGTCGTGGACCCGGTAGTTGGTGCGGTAGCCGAGCTCGACGGCGGCGACGGGCGGCAGCGGCGCGGCCCGCGCGAACCCTTCGGAGGTCAGGGCAGCGACCGGAGCGCCGAAGTCCCAGGCGCCGATCTTGATCTCGCCTGCGGGGTTCACCAGCCAGTAGAGCGACACGCCGGACAGCAGCGTCTGCAGGATCTCGTTCGTGCGCGCCGCCGAACCGACGTGGAGCCCGGCGAGACCGGGCCTCGCCGTTTCCGCTGCCGCTACGGTCCCCGCTGCAAGGGCAGGCCCGCCCGCTTCGCCGACCAGCTGCGCGGCGATGCCGGCGGCCGTGTCCGCGTAGTCCGAACCGCCCGGTCCGCCGATCTCGCCCTCGATCGTCGCCGTCAGCGGGCCGGAGGGGCGCGTCCACCACTTCACACAGGCGATCGAGGGCGCGGCGGCAGCGAGGAAGGTTTCGCCCTCCCCGAGTTGGACCGCCTGCAGCGCGGCAAGCGTCGCCGCAGAGGTCCCCGCCCAGGCGACGGCTTTCACCTTGGCCGGGTCGGCCGGAAAACCCTTGTCGCGGATCTCGGTGAACGCCTGCAGCGCTTCGCCGGGATCGCCCGCCTCGAAGATGTTGTCCGCCGCGAGGAGCGGCAAGAGCTCGACATTCTCGCAGCGGCCGAAGCTGCGGCGCTTGAGGCGCCCCTCGGCATTCTCGTCGCCCTCGAGCCCGCCCGTACCGGCGAAACTGCCGGACAGGAACACGCCGCCCAGATCCGCGCCGGCATCGACGACCGTCAGGGTCAGCCGCTCCTCCTGCCAGGCTTCGGCGGTCACGCGGCCGGTCAGGACAGCGGCGCGCGCGCCGTCCTCAATGCGTTCGAGGACCGCTTCGGCGCCCGGCCAGTAGAGCGAGCGAGCCAGGGCGAGGCGCGCCGCCTCGTTCGGATGCCAGACGATCTGCGCCTGGCGCGGGGCAATCTGGCCGCCGAGCGTTGCCGCATCGATCGCCAGCGCCGAGCCAACCGGCGGCACGTCGGCAAGGCCGCCCCAGAACCCCGCCGGATAAGCCTCGCCCGCACCGCCGCCGCCCGCCAGCAGCAGCGTCTGCGGCGCGCCCGTCGCCGGGTCGCGCGGTTTCACCGTGAGGAGGACGAAGGCCGCGCTCATCAGCGGGCCTGAATCCGGTAGGCGAACTCACCACCGCCAAAGCCGCCGCCACCGAAACCACCCGCTTCGACCGCACGGCGCACCGCGTCCATCGTCGCCGACAGTTCGGACACCTGGTCGTTCAACTCGTCGAGCTGCGCGGTCTGTTTCTGGCTTTCGGCCAGCTGGCGCTCAGCGTCCGAGACGACCTCGGACGCGGCCGCGCGGGCGAAGGCACGGTCGGCGGCGAAATTGCCCGCCGTGCCGCCCGAGTCCTCCGACAGGGTGACGAATTCGCGCAGTAGGCCCGCGAGGCGGTTGTTCGCTTCGGCGTCGCCGGGATCGAGCCCGTCCCGCAGATCGTCGATCTCGCCGCGCAGGCGGCCGAGCCGGTCGCTCGCCGACCCTTCCGACAGGCTGCCGAATTCCAGATCGTCGAGGAAGGACTGGAGCGCGCCGACCTGGTTGCTCAGCAGCTCGCGGGTCAGCGCCTCCCGGTCCTCCGCATTCCGCCGCTCGATCTCGACGACGTCGAAACCGTATTCGCGCGCGATCCGGACGCGCTCGGCGGCCTGCGCCTCAAACTCGCGTGTGGCCGCGACAAACGGATTGAAAGCCGCGTTCAGCTCGTCTTCAAGCGCCTTGACCTTCAGCGCCTCGGCCAGCGCCTCTTCAAGATCCGGAGAGGAGCGGAGCGCGCGTTCGACGGCGGCGGAGAGGCCGGTGACCGCGCCGTCGGCAATCAGGTCGGCGATCGCGGCGTCGCGCAGGCCCTCGGCGTCCTGGCCGAAATCGATGGCCCCGTTCTTCGTCGAACTGAGCGACTGGCCGGTGCGGTCGAGCCGGTAGCTGCCGTTCCGCACGCTCACCGACGCCGCGCCGGACCCGACGCCGCCGCCGAGCGCCTCGGCGATCCGTTCGACGCCTTCGGTGACGGCATTCGCCACGTTCATCGCCGCCGCGCCGAACTCGGCATTGTCCTCCTCCAGCCGGATCGGGCCGCCGATCCGGTTGATCGTCGCCTCCCCGACGTCGGTGGAATCGGAGAGGAGCCCGCCGCTGATACCGCCGAGAAGCGAGCCGACGATCGAGCCGACCGGCCCGCCCACGGCCCCGCCGATCGCGCCGCCGATCTGTGCGCCCGCCTGGCTCGACTTGACGCCGATCAGATCGAGGAGCCCGTTCGAAAGTGTCCCCACGGCTGCACCGCCAGCTGCGCGGCCGCCGATCTCGCCCAGGGAACCCTCGATCCCGATCTTGTTGAGTGCGCCCGCGATCGACTCGCCGAGCTTGAGGTCATCGGGAAGAAGGTTGCCGAGAACGTCGCCCAGTCCCTTCTTGAAGTCGCCATTCTCGCCGAACACGTCGGACAGGATCGTCGCGAGCCCGCCCGTGCGGCCGCCGATGGCCGTGAAGTCCCCCGACTGGGCACCCTCGACGATTCCGACAGCGGTCGTGATCGCCGCGCCCGCTTCGCCGCCGATCAGCTGGCCGATCGCTTCGGCGCGCGCCAGCGCCTCCCGCGCGAACGCCTGTCCGGCGCGCTCGCCATTATCCTCGAAGATCTCCGGGAAGTCGCGTGCAAGCGCAGCGGAGATCGCCGCAGAATTCGCCCGCGCAGCCCCTTCCCGGTACCGCCCGGCCTGCGCGGCGGAGATCCGGTTCGACACCTCGAACGCCGCGATCCGGTCAAGCTCGTCGGCGTAGTTTCTAGCTGCTGCGGCAAGTGGATCGTAGGCGGCTTCGAGCTGGTTGACCTCACGGGTCACCGCCGCGATTTCGCTGTCCGCGATCCGCTCGATCTGCTGCATCGTCCGCTGCCAGGCAGCCTCGACACCCGCAGTTGCGTCCTTCAGCTCATTCGTTTCGCCCGTGATCTCTTCGACGTCTTCAGGGATGCCCGCGAACAACTCAGAGAGTGACGGCAGATCGAAGCTGGCGAACAGCTCGTTGTAGGCCTTTTGCAGCGCCTGCTCGATCTGCGCGGCGTCCGCGGCGGCGGCATCAATGCGGCCCTCCGCCGCGCGAATGTCGCCGCCGATGATGTTGCCGACGGCCGCGCCCGCTTCGCCGCCGACGAGGCGCGCCAGCTGCCGTTCGGCGCGCAGCTGCTCGATCAGCGCCTTTGCCCGCGCGCGGGTGGCGGCCGCCGCTTCGAGGTCCGCGCGCGCCTGGTTGATCGCCAGCAGGATCAGCTCGCGGCGGGACAGCAGCGTGCCCTCCTGGATGCGCTTTAGCTCGACCTGCGCCTCGGTCAGGTCCTCGGTTGCATCCTCGGCGGCTTCGGCCGCCTCGGCAGACTGCCAGAGCGACGTTGCGATCGCCGCCGTGATCGTCACCGCGCCAAGGGCTGCCGCGCCGTAGGGACCGGAGAGGGCGGCCGCGACCTGTCCCACGCGCCCGTTCACACCCTGCAGCGCGTAGGCAACCTGTCCGCCCTGCTGCGCGAAGATCGTCATCGGATTGACGCCGAGCGCGAACTGCTGGGTGACGTCCTGAATCTGGAACGACAGGTTCTGCATCATCGCCTGCTGATTTCGGCCGCTCAGCGTCACGGCGTTCATCGGCCGGCCGAGGCCTTGGATGGACCGGCCGAGCGAGTCTGCAAGCGCGGCCTGGTCGACCATTGCCCGGCTTGCCGCGCCGGAGCTGGCATCGAGCGCCCCCATCGCCCCTGCCGCCTGCCGCGCGGCCTGGTCGAGTTCCTTCTGCCGCCGCGCCGCCTGCGCCGAGGTCTGGCTGAGCCCGGTCGCGGCCTGGCTGGTCTCTTTCGCTTCGCGGCCCGCCTGCGACAGGCCGGACGACGCCTGGGCGCCGGAGGTACCGAGGCCCTCGACCTCATCCGCCGTCTGGCGCACCTGCTGGCCGACGATCGACAGACCGTCGGCGGTCAGCCGCAGTTTGAGGTTCAGGTCGGTCACCGGGTCAACGCCCCCACTACCCACCGCGCCGCGCGTCGCGGAGAACGCGCAGCCGCTCCTCCTGGAACACCTTCACCGCCGCGCGCTCCATCGCGCGAAGGTCGGCCATAAACGCCGCGTCCGCGCGCAGCTCGATCCCGTTCAGCCGCGCGACCGTCTCCAGCGCCGACACGTCGAGGCCGGTGCGGATACCCTCGCCCGTCCAGCGCCACTGCGTGTCCATCGCCAGGAACAGGAGCGCGACCTGCCCCTCGTCGTCCGCCTGAAGCTCGACGGCCTCCACGCCCGCCGAGGGCGCAGCGGGGCGCGGGCCGAGCTCGGCCTCGATCCGGGTGGTGGACAGCTCCCATTCGGCTAGCGCGCGGGCGCGCTCGTCCCAGCGTTCGCGCTCGCCGGCGCTGCCGCTTCGGGCTTCGGATCGGTCGCCGGCCCACCAGCGGGCGACCCGTTCGAGTTTCCCCGGCGCGTCTCCTCGACGCCGCCGACGAATTTGAAATAGGCGAGGACGAGGCCGTGCATGAAGCCCGGCAGCTCGATCATCTGGCCGATGTACGGGTCGGCAAACGGCAGCTCGTTCCGGCCGTCCTCGTCGAACAGTCCGCGCCAGCCGTCGACCAGCTGGTCGACGATCTCCCGGTCCCGTTCCGGGTCGCCGAAGCGCAGGTCGAGTGGCGACTGCCCCTTCGCCCGCTCCAGCTCGTCGCCGAACAAAGCCTTCAGGTCAGAGCGGTCCTTGCGGCGGAACTTGACGTCGAGGCGGTTTTCGATGACCGCGCCCGGCTCCTCGGCCGACGCGCCGTTCCAGATGACCGGCCACCAGTAGGCGACCTGTGTCTTGAGCGTGAACATGCGCGCCTCCTTCAGCTCGTCGTCAGCGTGATGTCGTTGTTCGCGAGGACCGGCACGAAGGAGAGATCGGCCGTCATCATGATCTCGCCCTGCTCCTCGGAGAAGCTGATCGGCTTCATCCGCAGCTGTCCGCTCGCAAACGAGATGATCCGGCCCGCGCCGGACCCGTGAACCACGCTGAAGCCCATCGTCTGCTGCGCGGCGACCTTCTCGAAGAAGGACTTGACCGAGGGGTCGGGCAGTTCCGCCACGATCCGGCCGCCGACCTGGCGGCGGTCGCCGGTGTTGTCGCTGGTGAAGGTGATCCGCTCCGAACCGACCAGGCTGCGGTAGGCGGTCTTCATCCCCAGATCGATCGTCAGCGAGCGGAGAAGCACGCTGTAGCCGTCGATCTGGATGGTCGTGTTCTCGCTCGTGACGGGCTCGGCGTCCGGTTCGCTCGGGAAGACCGGCGCGACCGGGGCCGCCCCGACGGGCAGTGCGGGCAGAAGGCCCATGAAGTCCGCATCGCCGTAGGGTTCGCGGCCCTCCTCGAACACAAAGCGAATGTTTCCGCGCACGCCGGTCGGCGTCATCTTCACGCGGTCCTTCTGGCCGATCAGCGCCAGGCTATCCCCTTCCGCCGTCGACAGGAGCGGGTAATCGACATGATCGGTGTCCGGGACCGGGTCGCCGTACATCGCCGCGCCCAGGAACGCGGTCCAGCGCGGGGCCACGGTGTCGGTGCCGGAGCCGCGCAGGTCGAACTTGAACGGGTGGCGCTGGCGGCCGTGCACCATCACCGAGCTGCGCGCGCCCGGAACGATCCGCTGCGCGCGGCGGTGCTGCTCGTCGTAGATCGCCGGTTCCGGGTTGTAGTCCCAGATCTCCTGCGTGTTGGCGGGGCCAGTCATCGCCGGGGCAGTGGCGTAGGTGCTCTCGCGAGCGGCGAGAATGTAGCTGAGGTCGCGCATTGATCAGTCCTTCTTCGGGGGGTCGGGGGCGGCTGCGGCATCGTCGCCCGCGATCCGTTCGCGGACGGGTTCGTGCTTCCTGACGGCGGGCGACGCAGGGTCGCCGTCACCGTTCAGGAACCGTCCGGTCGCGTGTTCCATGATCCGCCCGTCGGCGAGGCGCAGGTGCGCCTTCTGGTCGAACCAGCCGGGCACCGGGGACGGTTCGACTTCGTTCGGCGACCGGCCGTCGGCAGCCTCCGACCGCGTGGGCGGGGCCGCTTCGGCCTGCGGCTCGGCTGGCGGGCTCTTCGGTTTGGCTTTCGTCACGGTTTCAGCGTCCTTTCAGGCGGATTGCAGGCAGGGTTCAGTCGGTCTCGGTTCGGGTGATGCGGCGGAAGGTGCGGAAGGCGATGCCCCACCCCAGCTCGCGCTGTTTCAGGCTGAGGAGCTCCGCGCCCTGGTACTCGGTCGCGCGGCCCTCCGCGTCCGGGTGGACCCAGCCGGTCAGCGCATCGACCGCGAGCGCGGAGTAGCGGTCGTAATCGCGGTCGATCGCGTCCGCGTTCGCGCGCTCCGCCCCGACGATCAGGTAGACGAGGAAGTCGCAGTTGATCCGCTGGTCGTACTTGCCGGCGATCTTCCGGCGCGGTTCGACGCGCTCCTCGCCCGGCACCACGAAGGTCGCGGGCAGGTGGTTGACGGGTTCTGCGGCGATCAGCGCGAAAGCGCCGACGCGGTTCACGCGCGGCATTCCGAAATCCTGAAGGCGCTGGACGATGGGCGCGAAATTCATGGACGCTGCCCTCCCACCGCGCCCGCGAGATAATCGCCGACGATGCCGCGCACGGCCGAGCGGTCGCCGTCCGACAGGCCGAGAAACGGCCGCGCCGGAATCCTCACGGATTTCACCACCACGCGCTTCGGCTTTCCGCCCTCGCCCCGAACCGAGAAGCTGAGGCCCTTCGCGGTCTTGGCGACGATCGTCGCGCCGAACTGGTGCATGGCTGCGTAGATCCCCGGTCCGCCCGATTTCGCGACCCCCACGACCGATTCTTCCGCGCTCGACGCGCTGCGGATCGAGCGCAGCAGCGCCCGCGTCTTCTGCAGCGTCTTGCCGCCCTCCGCCTTTGCGCGGCGCGACTTCAGCCAGGCGGTGCCGTCCGGCCCCTCCTCGAGCTCGAACCGGCGCTGCGTGGACAGTTCCAGATGCTGCGCGATCTCGGCCATCACCGGCGCGGGATCCTCCAGGCGCGCAGCCAGGCGCCCGAGATCGGCGCGGACGTCGCGCAGGTCGAGCGTGATCTCCATCGGCTCAGCCACGGCTGAACTCGTCGAGGCTGCCGGGCGGGTAGATCCGGCCCGGTGAGGAGATCAGGATCGGCGAGGTCGACGGCGCGGCGGTCTGCGCGGCCGCGTTGGGCAGCGTCATCGCACCCGACGCTAGCCGCCGCAGCGTGTCCTTCGCTTCCTTCGCGCGGCCCGCGATCCCCGCCGGCGGTTCGGTGCGGAGGTAGAGTCGCGCGATGGCGAGGTCGAAGGCGACCGTCTCGATCACCTCGGGGACAGCGCTTAGCGGCGTGTCGTAGCGCGCCGCGAGATTGGAATCGATCTCGGCCTCGGCGTCCGCGATCGCGCGGCCGAGCACCTCCGGATCGGGGGTGCCGCGGCCGTGTTCGTCGGTCAGGTCGGTGGTGCGGTCGACGCCCGCACGCTCCACGAAGCGTTTGAGGCTCAGGTAGCGGCCCGTGCCGTCCGGTTGCGACCAGGCGAGCGCAACGCCGACGAACTCCTGCGGCGTCTGCCAGACCCCGCCGCCCGAATCGCGAACCTTGACGGCGACCCGGTAGCGCCCGCCGTCCGCGCCGCCGGACAGCCGCACGCGAACGGCCGTACCGGCGACCGCGCTTTCCACGACCGTCAGCGGATCGCCGGACGCGCTGCCCGGCTGCAGGTCTGTCAGGATCTCGACGATCTCCACGATCGTCTCGCTGTTCAGCTCGCGCGCGAAGTCGAAGGCGTAGACCTCCGTCTCCGCGACTTCCTTCAGTTTGGGCCGCAGCGCCATCCGCCTACCTCTCGTCCGTCACGGTGCGGGCGGGCACCAGGGCAAGGTCGGCCAGCGCGGTAGCGGGCGGCGGGTCGCCCTCGGCGGCCGCCCAGACCGGCGCCCAGACCGGCGCCCACACCAGCGTCCAGATCGTGCCGGAAAGCGCGCTCACGAGGACACCCCGAATTCGTTGCCGAGCGAGCCGTCGCCGGTCAGCGCCTGGTCGTTGATCGCCTTGAGGTTCACGTCGGCGAGCCCGGCTTCGGTGAAGGTCAGCTGCGCCGTCTTCGCCTTCACGTCGCCGACGTTCGCCGCGACGGTTCCGAGGGTTCCGGCGACGAGGCCGAGCGCCGCGCCGGTCGCGAGCGGCGCGGTCGCCGCGTCGATCTCCGCGCGCACGTCGGCTGCCGACAGGTCGGTCAGCGCATCGATCGCGGCGGTAACGGCGGCGTCCGTCGCCAGCGGGTTCAGAAGCGTGCCCACCTCGGCGGCTGAGAGGTTCTCGAGCGCGGCAATCTCGGCGGACGTCGCGAGCGCCGCGACCGCGCCGTCGAACTCCGCTTTCGTCGGCGGATCGTAGGCAGACAGCCCGGCGTCCACTTCGGCGCGCACGTCGGCGGCAGAGACGTCGTTCAGGCCGTCCACCAGCGCCGTGACACCGGCGGCTGTCGCCACCGGGTTCAGGAGCGTGCCGACCTCGGCAGCGGACAGGTTCTCAAGCGCGGCGATCTCTACCGAGGTCGCGAGGCCGGAAACGGCGCTGTCGAACTCCGCTTTCGTCGGCGGATCGTAACTGTTCAGTGCAGCGAGCGCGGCGGCCTCCACGGCCGACGCCGACAGGTTGTTCAGCGCGGCGAGGTTCGTGTCGATCTCGCCGATCTCCGCCAGGACGTCCGCGAACTCCGCGCGGATCGAGCTCGGCCGGACGAGGTGATCGTGCCGGACGTGAAGGCTGCCGGACAGCGAGACGGCGATCACCAGCGGCCCGGCCGCGCTCGTGTCTGCGGCGGACAGGTCGAGCCGGTAGTAGCCGCCCTCGACGTGCACCGCCGCCGCACTGGCGGCGGCGAAGGCGGCCGCACCCGCTTTCCACAGCCGGACGTCGACCGCCGCGATCGACAGGGCGGTCTGCGCGGTGGTGCCGTCGCCGGCGTCGAGGAACGGCCCGATCAGGACGCGCTGCCCGCCGAGGTTCTGGACGAGCTCCGTCACGCCGCGAGCCTCAGGAGGCGCTGCTGCTGGATCAGGGGTACGACGCTCCCTGCACCCGCCTGCAGATCCTCCGGCGTGCCGACGGACCAGAAGGCGGCCGGGTTGCTTTCAACGGCGTAGTCGAGCGCGGCGCGGTCGCGGGTGGTCGCGCCCGTGCGCACGGTCAGGTCGGCGAGATCGCTCTGGTGTGTCTGGGTCACGCTGCCGGTAAAGCTGGCTGCGCCAACGAGAAGGCGCTGGCCGGTGTCGCCCGTGCCGCTGGGGGCCGCGCTCGCGACCGCCGTACCGTTGTGAATGGCGAGCGTTTCCGCCGTGCTAAAGCTAGCGTGGCCAAACGACCAGCTGCCCGGCGCAGGGCCGAGCTGGTCAGCGATGACGTTACGGGACGGACTGATCGTGCGGATATTCGCGCGCAGCGGGTTGCCGGGTTGGTTGTCCTGCCAGGTCAGACGCACATAATCGAGATCGTGCGGCCCAGCCCCGTCGAGCGAAAGGATTCCGTTACCGGTGCCCTTGTCGGCGGAGGGTTTCAGCCAGGCCGAAAAACTGACGGGCGCTAGCGGCAGCGAGAAACCGCTGACAGCCCAGTAGCTGGTGCCGGTCCCGTTTCCGCGAAACACACCGCCGCCGTGCGGACCGCCGGTGGCAACCGCCACGCTGCCGCCCGCTGCGGTCAGGTCGCGGCCGTTTCCGGTACGATCCGCAGGGTCGCCGCCGGCGTACCGAGCCGCGACCCCCGCCCAGGCCGCGTGACGTCCGTAGGCAGCGCCCGGTCCGGGCGCGGTGGCATCAGACTTGCCCCACCACAAATAGATTTCCGTCGACGTGCTGAGGAGTGGAATGCGCGGGCGCACCAGGACCTCTCCGGACACCGCGTTCCAGCGTTCGAGATCGAAGGCCAGCGGCGTGTCGCCTTCGGCATCGAGGGAGAAGCGCAGGTCGGCACCCGATGCGCTAGCCTGTGAGAACAGATCGGCAGGGACGACCGCCGCCGTCAGCGGTGCCTGCACGTTCGCCTGCACGCCGCCCGCGACCGACGCTGCGGCAACAGTCAGGAGGACGCGGTAGCGCCAGCCATCTGCGAGAAAGCCCAAGGCTTCGTCACTCCGGCTTCGGAACGGTGAGACCGAGGCGCCTTGCCAGATCGACCTTCAGGTTCGACAGCAGGTCCTCGATGTCGGCGGCTTCGGCGCTGTTGCACTCGCCCTTCAGCTGCATCGCCTGCGCCTTCAGCGCCTCGATGTCGCCCGCGATTCGCTTGGCGGCGGCATCGAGCGCGAGGAAACGATCTTCCTTGTCCCGGTCGGCCGTCCGTTCGATGAAGCCCTCCATCATTCGGACCCTCCGGCGGCGGCCTTGAGCAGGTCGGCCAGCGCCTTGACGTCCTTTTCGTCCTTCGCATCGCCGCCGAGGCCGAGGATCGCTTCGCGGAGGCCCTCGGCCGTCATGTCGGTCAGCGCGTCGCGTTCCAGGTGGTCGTGCGCGGCGCGCACGGCCTCGATGCGGAAGGCGATGGTCTTGTTCGTCGTTAGACCGTTGATCTGGACGCCCTCGTCGTTCGCCGTGCGGTGCAGCTCGGCCTTCGTCATCTCGCCGAGGGCACGCGCGTCGGCGCCGGGCTTGTCCTCGTCCGCCAGCGGGATCGCCACGGTGCGGATCGCGGGCGCGAAGCCGCCGAGGAGAGGAATGGCCTCCTCGCTGGTTAGCTCGAGGATCGTGCCGACGGCGGCTGCCGGCTTCCCGGCCTCCAGCACGAGCGGGGTCAGGACTTCGTAGGTCTGGCGGGTTTTGGCGGACATCGGGCGGCCTTTCGGAAGCGGGGACAAAAACGGGCGGCGCGCACGGGATCAGGGTTGTGCACGCCGCCCAGGGACGCCGCCGGGTGGAAGGATAGAAGTGCCCGGCGGCGGTTCAGGGTCAGGCCTTCAGGCCCGCATTCTGGAACAGGAAACCGCTGTCCGGCCCGACGATGTACGGCCGCTGTTCGGAGACGTAATCGTTGACCCAGCTGCGCGTATTCGGATCCCAGCGGGTCGGGTTGACCACCGGATGCCCGCGCAGGCGGTAGGTGTAGCCGTAGGACGGCATTTCCATCTGCTGGGCCGTCTCGCTTTCCGGAACGTAGGCAAGGATCGCGTCATCGCCCCAGACATCGGTGAAGCTGCCGTCGGCGTCCGCGACGATCGCGTCGGCGATCTCCAGCCGCGCCACGCCGAGATACGCCTTCAGGACGTCATCATCGACGGCGAAGCGCCCGATCGCCTTGCGGTAGGAGAGGACGTCCTCGTGCACGCTGAGCGCAGCGCGCGCCGTCGCGGTCAGGACGGCGGTGTTCGGCCGCATGCCGGTCCGCGCGCGGACGGCCTCCTTGCCCGCTTCGAAATCCTGCTTCGGTTTGGACGACGCGTTCCACCAACTCGTGCCGCTGGTGTAGGCCAGCTTGTTGCTCGCGGCGTAACTTGCGGCGTTGCGGGCGAGGGCGGCAGCTTCGGCTTCACGGGCCAGCTCGATCTTCGCCGCGACCAGGGCAACGGCGCGCATCTGCAGGTCGAGACCCGGCACTTCGCGCGCTTCCTGTTCATGCTCGATCGGGACGACGGCGGCCAGCGCGTGCTGGATCAGCGAGACCGGTTCGGCGGCGTAGCCGAATGCGACCCGCTTGATCTCGGTACCCGGCGCCCGGAGCGACTCGGCAAGCTGCATCGCCTGCTTCCCGAACACGATGCGCTTCGCCGCGCGGGTGGCAACGGTGACGTAGGGAAACAGAACGTCGGCGATCAGGCCGGGCTGGCGAAAGCCGGTGGCGTGGTTCGTAAGGACCGGATCGACGATGCGGGCCTGTGCGGGGGAGATGTCCATGAAACGGGCTTTCCTGGCTGGTTAAACGGGCGGGAACAGGGACGGCGCGGCGCCGTCAGGGAATGAGGATCACTTCGATGCGGTCGCCGCTGTCGCCGGCCCCGAGTGCACGCGCGTTCAGACTGCCGCTGCCGTCATGATTGATGGCGCGGCCGCTGGCGTCCGCCTTCAGGGGCATGCCGATCGACACCGTGCCGCCGAGTTCGACGATCGTGGTGCCGATCACGTCGACCGGTGCGCTGTCACCGGCGTTGCAGTCATAGTTCACGACGCCGTAGCTCTTCTCGCCGGCGGCGGTCTGGCTGCCGTCGTGATTGACGAACCGGTCCTTGACGAGCGCCTCGGCGGCCTCGCGGGTGTCGGTGAAAATGGGGCGCTTCTGCATCGGTCAGTCCTTCGGGATGATTGCGTGTCTGTGGGTTCGCAGCGTGGGCGGCGTCAGGGGGCGCTGGCACCCTTGCTGCCGAGTTCGGCCTCGGCGCGGATCGCGGCATCGACGTAGGGGACCTTCTCGGCCGCCTCGATCTGCAGGGCGCGGTTGTGGACGGCGGCGCGGTTCGCATCGACGTCGTAACCAGCAGGTGTCGGGATCGAGATCGCCGGACCCTTGGGCGCATCGCCGTCATCCTTTGCGGCCTCGCCGAACTCGATCATCGGCTTCGCCCGGTCGAAGAGCTTCTTGAAGGCATCGGCGGGGTCGAGCTTGGCGGGCGTCGCGCCCTCCGCCTCGGCGAACTCGACGAAGGTCGGCTCGCCAGAGCGCGGCGCGGCGAGGTGGTCGAGGACGCCGACAACGAGGCCCTTGCCCGCAGGCGACAGCTTCGCCTCGCCGACCAGCGTCTCGGCAAAATCGACGTGGTCCTGGTGAACGCGCGCCGCTTCGGCGGCAGCGGCCTGCTCCTCGCGGGCGGCGATGTCGGCCTCGCGCTGCGACAGCTGCTTTTCGCGTTCGGCGAAATCGACCGTAGCGGTTTCGGTGGCGGCCTGGTCGGCCTTCGGTTTGGCGGCGTTGGGAGTCGTCACGGTGGGTCCTTTCGGTGCGGAGAACAGGGTCGTGATTTCGGCTAGGCCTTCGCCCGCATCGCCGAACTCGACGGCGGCGAGGCCCTTCACGGACGGCGCGTGTGCGCCGAGCAGGCCGACGTGGCGCAGGTAGTAGCCCGCGCCGTTGGGGCTGGCGGCGTGGCCGGGTGGGTAAAAGCTGGCGGAGACGCGGCGGAAGCCCTGGGCCTCCTCACTCTCGGCGAATTCGGCGGGGATGCCGGAAATGTCGGCGACGATCACGTCACCTTCCAGCCGCATCCCGTCGACCCAGCCGAGCGCGCGGTCGGTGAGCTTGGGGTGGCCGATGACGAGCGGCGCGGGATCCTTCGCCGCGTCGTAATTCGCGATCAGCGCGGCGGCTTCGGCCTCACCGAACTGGTGCGCGCCGGCGCCGAGCGACGTGTGCCGGCCTAGCCGGAGAATTTCGATGGAGCGGGTCGTTGCCATGACCCGGTGATAGAACGGGTCTCAGACGGCAGCCCCCGTCCCCCACAGGACGGGGGTGCAGACGGGGCCGCGGACAGGGGTGGGAACGGGATGGGCAGTGGCCCGGACTAGGCGGCGGCGCGGTCCCGCTTCTGGTCGCCGTGAATCCACAGGCGCAGGCCGCCCAGGAACAGGACGAAGCCGGTCAGGCGGATGAACCAGGCGGAGCTGAGACGGCCGAGATTGACGACCTCCTGGTCGGCAGCGCGGCCGTACGCGCCCAGAAGGTCGCGCTCCAGACCGCCGGGGATGGTGACTGTGGTGGGGAAGAAAAGTGAACCGACCAGCAGGAAGACGCCGATCCACATCATCGTGAGGCCCAGCGTCCGCAGAAAGCTGCCGAATGGCGCGGTGTCCGCACCGTCAGACTCGCTGTCTTTCGGCGCGGGGAACGAGGAGGGGCTCGTGTCAACTCGGCGCTCGCCGCTCGTATCGTCACTCACACCGTTTCCCCTCCGGCCAGTATTTCGGCCAGCGTAGCGCCGCGCCTTCGGCAATCAAGGTGCAGGCGAGATCGCGGCCATCGGCAAGGCGGATTTCCGCGACCGCGCGGCCGTAGCGATCCTCGTAGCTGACCCGGTAGCTGAAGCCGTCCGCCACGAGATCGCCGAGGATGCGCCGCGCCTCGTGCCCGGCCATCGCCGGACAGGGTGCGCGGCCCCGGCAGTCGTTCGACAGCTCCCGCGCGTTCACGCCCTCGATCCGCAGCTTGAGATCGCCGCACAGAAGATCGTCGCCGTCCCGCGCCGCCACAGGTTCGGTGCACAGGATGAACGAAGAGAGGGCAGCGGCTATGATCAAGAAGCGCCGCCAATCGCCCTGAACGCCCCCGCACAGCGTTTTTCAGGCCGCAGCCCCGCCCTTCGCCACTTACGGCGGAAGAAACGTCTCAGCGGGCAAATTTGCGACGGTCGCATCAGATCAACATACGCAGCAGGCAGACGCCCTTGCCCACGATCTCGAACTGCTCGCCTTCCGCCTCCAGGTCGATCTCGATGGGCGGATAGGCCGGATTGGCCGACAGCAGCTGCAGTTTCGAAGCGCTGATCCGGTGCAGCCGTTTGATCTGCAGCGTGTCGCCGGTGCGCACGACGTGGAGGCCGTCGCCGGGCGTCCGTTTTGATCGGTCCGTCATGAGCGTGTCATCGGTCGACATGAGCGGCTCCTGCGAATCGCCGACGATCCGGAACAGGACCAAATTCTCCGGTTCGCCGAAATTCTCGCGCAGCCAGGATTCGTTGAAGCTCAGATGCTCCTGGACCTCTTCCGCCCAGGACACTGCGCCGCCGCCCGCCGAGATCGAAATGTCGTAAAGCGGCACCGGGGCGACCTTCACCTGCTCTTTCGACAGCTCCTGCGTTCCGACGATCCAGCCTGGCTCAATCCCCGCGAGGCGGGCGAGCTGGTAGATGAAGGCGACCGATGGGGATTGGGCACCCTTCCGATAATTGTAGAGCGTCGACTGACCGATTCCCAATTCTTGGGCAACGTGCGGAATACCGCCCGCCTGCGCGAGAGCAATCTGCAACCGATCGGTAAAATGATCGCTGAATTCCATCACCTTGACCTCCGGCGGAGAATAACTCTTGCGATTTGCACAATTCTGAATTAGCCACTCCGGAAAGTTGGAAACCGAACGAGAGGCTAGGGATCCTTGGAATCGTGCAACCCGAATTACATCGTAGCAGCGATTCGCGCTCGCGGCACTACCATGTTGGAAGTCGACGCCAAGTTCGGGCTGCCGCGCCATACTTGCTCGTCGGCGATCCACAGGCCGAACAAGCGCGGCGAGGAAGCGATCGCGGCAGTTCTGGACGTCTCACCGGCCGAGCTCTGGCCGGACCGTTACGCGATCGACGGCTCCCGCCTGCGTCCGCAGCCGCCCGAAAATTACCGGCCGAAGCGCCGTTTCCAGGGGCGCTGAGCGTGCCCGGGGGCCGTCCGCGGAACACCAGCTTCTTCGACCGGCACCGCGACCTCGCTGCCGCCGTCGACCTGATGGTCGCGCGGGAGGGTTGGGCCGCGCCGCGGATCCTTGAGCTTCTCGCCACGCAGTTCGACACACTCCCCACCCTCCGCCAGCTGCAGCGCTACATCCGGCGCCGGAACGAGGAAAAGGCGGCGATCTTCGCCGCGATCCGCGACCCCGACGCCTACAAGTCGAAATTTCGCCTGTCGCTCGGCCGCGCCGACGGCGGCGTCGATTCCGCGCACCAGGTCTGGGAAGTCGACACCACGAAGGCCGACGTGATGACGACGGACGGCCGCGTTGCCGTCCTCGGCCTGATCGACCGCTACTCGCGCCTCGCCTTCTTCATCGTTGCGCCGTCCGAATCCGGCCAGTCGGTGCGCCGCCTGATCCGGGAGGCGATCCTGAAATGGGGCGTCCTTCCGCAGGCCATCGCGACCGACAACGGTTCCGGCTACGTCAACCGGTCGGTGAAGTCGGCGCTCGACCTTCTCGGCATTGAACAGATCATCTGCCCGCCCGGCAGCCCGGAGAAAAAGCCTTACGTCGAGCGCCTGTTCGGCACCTTCATGCGCGAGCGGGCGCCGCTGCTCGAAGGCTTCACCGGCCATTCGGTCGCCGACGCGCAGAAGCTGCGCGGCCGCGCCAAGAAACGCACCGGCCGCGCGGAGATCCAGCCCGCGCTGTCCGGCGAGGAGTTCGCCGCGATCCTGAGCGCATGGACGGAGGGCACCTACCACCAGCGCAAGCACGGCACCACGAAGCAGACACCGATCGCGCGGGCCGCGACCTCGCTGGTCCGCCCGCGCCGCGCACCGGACGAGGACATCGTGCGCCGGTCGCTGACCGACTTCGTCGGCACCCGAACGGTCGGCAAGCGCGGCATCGAATGGAAGGGCGGCCGTTACTGGCACGCCGCCCTGAACGGATGGATGGGCCGCGACGTCGCCGTGCGCCGCGACGAGGCCGACCTCGGCGAGCTGCTCATCTTTGACGAGGCAGGCACCTACCTTTGCACCGCCATCGATCACGAGCGCGCGGGCCTTTCGGAGCAGCAGTTCGCCGAGGCGGCCCGCCGCGCGCAGGCCGAGTACCGCAATGCCGAGGCGCAGAAACTGCGCGACGCGGCGCGCGGGTTCTCGATCGAGGACGCGGTGGCGATGACCCTTCGCGGCGAGGCCGAACGGGCGGGCGAGATCACACCGCTGCCCGCGCCGCGCCCTGCCGGTCCTTCGCCAGCGCAGGACACCGAGGACACCGCCCCGCCGGTCGATCTCGCCGAACTGCGCCGCGCGGCCGGCGCCAGCCGCGCCGCCGCGAAGCGTTCGCCGGCCGAGAAGGTGGCCGAGGCCGACGCCCTAATCGCGCGCGCCGAGAGCGGCGAACCCGTCGACGACATGAAGCTGGCGGCAGCCCGCCGCTACGCCGCGTGCCCGGAATACCGGGCGCAGAAAGTCCTCTCCGTCCGCTTCGGCGGCGGAGCGGCACGAGGAGGAGCATCCGCATGATCAACCAGTCGAGCCTCAATCCGGAAGAGGAGGCGGACCCGCCGGCCGGCGTCGGCCAGATGGCCCCGCTGTCCAACATGGCGCTGGCGCTGAAATCCGTGATGGAACTGCAGAATGCGGGCGAGAACAGCCCGCGCTTCGGCGTCCTTCACGGGCCGCCTGGCTACGGCAAGACCTACGCCAGCTCCTTCGCCCAGAACGAAACGGGCGCGGCCTACGTGGAGTTCTGCTCGATCTGGACGGTGAAGAGCTTCCTGACCGAGCTCAGCCGCGAGATCGGCATCGCGAAGCCCGCGCGCACCAGCCCGGCGATACTGGCCGAGCTGATCGAGCAGCTGAACGTCTTCCCGCGGCCGATCATCATCGACGAGGCCGACTACCTCGTGAAGAAACAGATGGTCGACGTCGCCCGCGACCTGCACGACAAGACGCCCTGCGGCATCATGCTGGTGGGGATGGAAAGCCTGCCCCAGAAGCTGAAGCGCTGGGATCAGTTCCACTCCCGCATCCTCACCTTCACGCCCGCAGCGCCCGCTAGCGCGGCCGACGCGCTAATGCTGCGCGACGTGTTCTGCCAGGATGTCGAGGTCGCCGACGACCTCGTCGAGCATTTCCGCGTCCAGACGAAGAAGAACGCGCGCCGCATCCGGGTCAACCTAGAGGAGGCGCAGCGCTTCGCGACGGCCGAGGGGATGGGCCGCATCGACCGCGCCCTCTGGGGCAACCGCAGGGTGATCACGGGCGACCCGGTCACGCGCAAGGTCCCGGCCTGATGGAGCGGAAGGGCGACAAGGCCGACCGGCTCTGGCGGGCGCTCCGCGCCGCGCCGGACGGTCTGACCTACGCGGAGATGACCGCGAGGGCCCGGATCTCGCTCAGCGGCGCGCGGGCGAACGTCGCAGGGTGGCTCCGCGCGGGTTTCCTCGAGAAGGCGCAGCAGGCTCATCAGAAGCCGGCGACTTACCGGGTCACCGGCACGGCTCCCACCGACACACCCAGGCTGTCGCGCGACGGGTCGACGCGAACGGAAACGCCGCCGCGCCAGCGCCTCTGGCAGTCGATGCGGATGCTCGGCGAGTTTCAGGTCTCCGAGCTGATGCTCGTTGCCCGCAGCTCCCGTTCTGCGGCCTACAATTTCATAATAAGCCTGCAGCGGGCGGGGTTCGTGCGGATGTCGCGCACCTATGGCTGGAAGTCGAACCGCCAGGCTCGCTACCGCCTGGTCCGGCGCAGCGGCCCGAAGGCGCCTTTCGTGACGCGCTGTACCGCGACCGGCACCCGGCGCCTCCACGATCCCAACACCAATGAAACTTTCGACGTCACGAAAGGACGCGAACATGCCCGTTGATCGTCAGCGGCTCGCCGCCGCGTGGGGCGACAAGCCGCCCCGCTACATCCAGATCCTCGCCGACGCCTGCGACCGGGACAGCCAGCGAAAGGTCGCCGACCGGCTCGGCAAGTCGTCCGGTTACATCAGCCGCGTCCTCTACAACAACTACGCCGGGTCAATGGCTGAGGCCGAGAAGCAAATCCTCGCCGCCTACACCGGCGACCGCGTGGAATGCCTGATCTGGCCAGACCCGATTCCGCGCGCCAGCTGCCTCCGCAACCGCCGCCGCGCAGGTCCGCCGCGCAACCAGTTCCACATCACGTACGACCGTGTGTGCCCGACCTGCCCGATGAACGAGGACCGGATGGGAGACGCCGAATGACGCGCTTCTCCGCCTTCACCTTCAGGAATCACATCTGCACGGCCGAGTGGGAGGCTGAGACGCGCGCCTTCACGCTCATCGTCTTTGGCATTCTGCTGGAGATCGGCATCGGAAGGATCGCGCGATGATCCGCTTCAATCGCCGCCCCAGCCGCCAGAACCGCCGCGCCGCGCCCGTCTACGGCCCGACACTCCGCGCGCGCCTCGGCCTGCCGGACCTCACCCCCGCCGAGCGCCTCGCTGCGCAGGCCCGCCGCCAGCGCATCGCCGACGTCGTCATCGGAATCGCCCTCATCGCAGGCGCGTTTCTCATCCTCTGGATGGCCCGCGACCTCGGCGCGCTCGGCCTCTGAACCCCGTTTGCAACCCACCTGAAAGGACCCTGAACCCATGCCCAGAAGTAAACGCGCTCGCCACTGTGAACGCGGAGATCGATGCGGAGGCCGGGCCGCTGCGCGACCGCCTGAAGGCCATCGCCGAGCGCCTGCAGCCCTGGTGGGCTGTTCATGGCCGCGAGGAAACCGGCGGCAACCGTTCCACGCACCTTGCGGGTTGCCGCATCGGCCACCGCCGGACGCCGGAGCGCCTGACGCACGCGGGCAAGCGTGTGGCCGACATGGTGAAGACGCTGCGCGAACTCGGCCTGAACGGCTTTCTCTCGGTAAAGTACGCGCTCGACAAGGCCGCGCTCATCCGCACGCTGCAGGCCGACGGCGAGGGCGAGGCGGCGGAGCGGCAGAAGCAGCAGCTGAGGGCTCTCGGCTTCGACCTCAAGTCCGACGACGAATTCTACATCGATCCGGAGCCCGCGAAATCCGGCCCGGCCCCCGCGAAGAAGGAGGCCGCGTGATGCATGCATTTCTGCGAACGATGTTCGAGCTTCTCGTCATTGCATTGACTCTGATCGCGGCAAGGGAGTGGCTGGGCCTGAAAGGCGACCTCGTCTCCGCGGCGCTTATGCTCATAGTCTTCAAGCTGAACGAAATTCAGCGGGGGGACGGCTAATGGGCGGCACCCGCATCCTCTCCGACGAACAGCTGGACGAGATGGTCGAGCTGCGCGAATCCGGTCGGTCTATTCAGCAAATCGCGGATCACTTTACTGCTCTCGGCACCGTAATCAGCGCTGGCTCGATCAATTGGCAACTTACCAGACTGGGGATCTACGGCCCGAAGGGGTTGGGGCGACTGCCACAGGCCAGAAGCGATTTCGTGCGTCGAGCTGGCCATACTGTCCGCCTATTCACGCCCGAAGAAGACGAACAGCTGCTCGAACTCGAAGCTAGCGGCGAGAACTATTCAGCGATTGCCAAAAAGGTCGGTCGAAAGCCGAACAGTATTCGCGGCCGCCTCTACACCCTCGCCCGCCGCGAGGCGGCAATCGAAGCCGATGAGGTGCGGTCATGAGCGGCATCCTCGACGGCCAGTCAGTCCCCGCACAGATCTCGCGCTTCAAAAGCGAGGAACCGCCCGAACAGGACGGCACCTTCGTGACGGCTGCGCGCCTTGCCAATGGCGCTGTCGGCATCCTCGCGGGCACGATGCACAGCCAGGACGGCCTTGGCATCATGCACACCGCCCACCTGACGCCCGACCAGGCCGACCAGTTTGCCGAGCAGCTGCTGCAGGCCGCCAGCGAGGCGCGCTCGTTCACCAAGCGCCCTGGCTTCCTGAAGGTCGTCAAATGAAGCCCGCGGCCGCGATCCGCCACGAGGAGCGCCTCGCGCTCATCTACGTCCCCGGCATGGTCTGCCCGACCTGCGGCGGCACGATGTGGGACGTGCGCCGCCACAGCGCCGAATGCGGGCGCTGCCACCTGCCCGTCGCTCTGCCGAAGGCGCGCGGCTGATGAGCGATCTCGATGCCCTGAGCGAGCGCGTCGAGGCGCTGGAACGCTGTCTCGGCGTTGTCGAGCTGCCGCGCCAGTCCGCCCTCGACTGTCAGGAGGTCGCGAAGCTGATCGGGTTCGTCAGCGTCGAATGCGACGTCGCCCCGCTCGATATCGTGTCCCAGCGCCGCGGCGGTGACGCCGTCCGCGCACGTCAGCTCGTGTGCTGGCTTGCCCGAACGCTCACGCAGCGCTCGCTGCCGCGTATCGGCCGCGCGCTGGGCGGACGTGACCACACAACGGTCATGCACGCCGTGAACCGGATCGAGGACCGCCGCGCGGCCGACCCGGAGTTTCGCCGCCTGACTGACAAACTGCAGTACCGCGCCAAGTTTCGCTTGCGGAAACGATCGGCCCTCCTCGATGACTGACGCCCGTCGTAGAGCCGCCCGCCACTCCTCCCGATCGGCGGACCCGCGCAAGCGCCTCATCCAGGCGCTGATGGTCGCCTGCCGAGCGCGCGGGATCGACGACGATGCGCGCTACGACCTGATCGAACGCCTCACCGGCAAACGCTCCAGCCGCGCCCTCACCTTCGACGAGCTCGGCCGCGTCCTCGACGAGGTGAACGGGAAAGGTGGTCCCGGAAGCGGTGGCAATGAAGGCGCGCAGCGCCGGAAATCATCCGCTTTCCCCGACGAAGACTCTCCTGCTACCAGAAGCACTTCCTCCAACAAACGCTCGCCTTACGCGGCCCTCCACGGCAAGATCAGCGCCCTCTGGTGGAGCTGCTACTGGCTCGGCGCGCTGGACATGCCCGCCGGTCAGACCGCGGCGGTCGACAGCTTCGTTAAGCGTCAGTCCGGCGTCGATGCGCTCCGCTTCGTTACGCATCGCGAGGCCCCCGCGATCATCGAGGCGCTGAAGGCCATCGCCGCCCGGCACGGCGTTGTCTGGCCGCGCAAGAACGATCCGGACAGCGAGGCCGTCGCCGACCGTCAGGCCGTCGCTGAGGCCATCGCCGGGCAGATTCTCGCCGTGCTGCCAAAGGTCGTGCCGGCGAAGGGACGCCCGGTTCAGGAGGCAACCGACCCGGTCGCAGGCGTCGCCTTCCGTCAGGATCTGCCGCGCGACCGCAGCCGCTGGTCCGCGCGCACTTGGGACCTCTTCATCAGCCAGCTCGGCGAGCGGCTGCACAATCTGAAGACGAGGACCGCCGACTGATGCGCGTCCGCACCGCCTCCGGTCCCACCGTCGACCAGCTGCCGATCCCGAAGGATGCGCGGCCGAACGGCTACTGGACCCGCAACATGATGGAGATCGAGGCCGTGATCGGCGGCTACGCGACGCTCCTTATCTGCGACGCCTATGGCGGGGACGAGGTCGATATACCCAAGCGCGTGAAGAACGCGGCCAGTCTCGTGGAGCTGATCGGGCCGGACGCCGCGGCCGCCTTCATCGACGTCTTCGGCGGCGCGCCGCTCTACATTCCCCTCGCCAAGGAGGCGATCAAATGGGCACGGGCCGCGCCGATCCTCGCCGAGCTCCAAAGCGGCCAGATCAGCATCGCCGCGGCCGCCCAGCGCCTTCGGATCAAGCGGGCCGTTCTGAACCGCTACCTTGCCGGTGACGTGCCGCAGGCCTTAAGGCGGGTGCCGGAGCCAGACCGCCAGTTCAGTCTGTTCGCACGGGCCCGTCCCTAGAAGAAGACCCGCCCCTAGAAAAAGACCGCGCCCGTCCCTCGGGGGACAGGGGAACGAACGGGGCCGCTGGCCTAGACCGGATCGCATGTTCAATCATGCCTTCCGGAACTGCTCATGACCAGCGTCCTGCAATGGCTGGAGGCGATGTCGCCGCTCCTGACGGCGGTCTTCGTATTCCTCGGCCCGCTCGCGCTCGGCGCGGTCTACTGGCAGCTGCAAAAGCACTTCAAGCCGCGCGACGAGATCGAGGAAACCGACAGCAAGATCGAGAAGAAACTCGACGCGCTGATTGACAAGGTCGACGGCATCAGCGCGGGGAATCGCGACCTCAGCGCTCGCATGGACGTCATAGAGCGCCTTGAGCAGGGCGAGCCTTCCCGCCACGAGCTGGCACGCGACAACGCCGCGCTGAAGGCTGACACCGCCGCGCTGAAGAGCTCGGTTGAGGGGATCGACCGCCGTATCAGCGGCATGGACAGCTACCTCCGCGACTTCATCGACCGCGAGGGCCGCAAGTCATGAGCGAGCACACTCGCGCCATCGTCCGCCCAATTGTCCGTAGGGCCGTCCTCGAGCTGCTCGCCGACATCGGCGGCCGCCACAACGACGCCCAGCTGAAAACGCTTCTCAACGGCTTCGGCCACACCGTCGCTGGCCGCGAACTCCGCGCCGACCTCGCTTACCTGGCTGAGGAGGGTCTGATCCGCACCGAACAGCTTGGCGGCTATGTGGTGGCCGAGATCGAAGAGGATGGCCGCGACGCCGCCGTAGGCGATCTCGCCGTCGAGGGCGTGCACCGGCACCGGGTGATGCGCGATGGCTAATCGCTCGACGATCGAACAGCTCGCAAAGCCCCTGCAGGATGCCTGTCATGAGGCCATCGGCCGCGGCGCGACCATCGACGAGATCACCGCCGTTCTCAACGGGCTCGGCGCCGATGTCTCCCGTTCCGCCGTCGGCCGCTACACCAAGAATTATTCCGAGATCGTCGAACGCCAGCGCGAGATTTCCGCGATGGCGGCGACCTTCGGCAAGGAGTTCGAGGACAACGAGACCGGCGAGATCATGACCCAGCTCATGCAGCAGCTGGTCACCCAGAATCTGTTGCCGCTCCTAACCGGTGACGACGCCGAGAACCTCGGCGGTCTCGAGATCAGCCGCCTCGCCAAGGCCGTGAAGGACGTCGCCGGTGCCAAGAAGATCGGCGTCGATACCGAGCGTGCGATCCGCGCCGAGGAACGCCAGCGCACGAAGGAGGAGGCCGCGCAGGCCGCCACCGGTGCCGCAAAGAAGGCAGGTGCCGACAAGGCGACGATCGACTTGATCCGCGAACAGGTGATGGGTCTGTGATCCTTACGGCTGACCACCGGGCCGTTCTGGCCGCGCTTGAGGGTGGCGAATGTCAGTTCGTGGTCCTGCGCGGCGAAACCGGCCTTTCGCCCGCACGGCTGAAGCGCGTCGTCGAGGGCCTCCGCTGGCACGGCTATGTCGAGTTCGATGCCTACCGCCTGACCGAAGAACCTGAAAAAGCGCCAAGCACCGACCGCGCCGCAGAAGATACCCCCATTCACCATCCCGAGCGCAGCCGAGGGACAGAACCAAAGGAGTTGAACGAAAATGGCACAGGCACACTCAGCGGAACAGCTCAGAAAGTTCATCGAGCGGATCGAGAGCCTGGAGAAGGAGAAGCAAGCGATCACGGACGACATCAAGCTGGTGTACGGCGAGGCGAAGAGCGAGGGCTTCGATCCGAAGACCATGCGAACCGTCATCAGACTGCGGGCCATGGACCGCAACGACAGGCAGGAACAGGAGGCGATCTTGGAGATGTACAAGGGCGCTCTCGGATTGACTTAAGGCCGGGTTCGACACCCCGATCAGCAGGCCGCCTTCTCGCCGAGCCGCTGCCGCCGCGTGAGCCGTTCCGGTCGCCTGAGGACCGCAGCCGCTCCCTGCCGAACCTGCCAAAGGTCGACGCTCCTGAGGCCGCGATCGAGAGCGTCGGCGAGGCGCAGCACTACCTCCAGCGGCGCGGCTTCCCCGTGTTCCGGGCATCGATCGCTGGCGGTCGCAAGGACCGCTGGCGCTTCGCCGGGCGAGAACTCACCGACCGGCAGCTGATCGCCAAGGCGCAGAGCTACGAGCGGAGGGCGGGATGAAGGCCGACCTCACCCCGAAACAGGCCGACTGCCTTCGCTTCATCGAGCGCTACCAGGCCGAGCATGGGCACTCGCCGTCATTCACGGACATCATCGACGCCGCGGGACTGGCGTCGAAGTCGAGTGCCACTCGCCTTCTCGCCGGGCTCGAAGAGCGCGGCTTCATCCGCCGCCGCGCCGGAAAGACCCGCAGCCTCGAAGTCCTTCATGCCGCGCCGCCACGGGCGGACTGCTGCCCCCATTGCCACCGGCCTTGGAATGACGACCGATGATCGACGCGTGCGGCCCACTCATCGCCGATCTCGACGCGGCCGAGCCGTCGACGCGGGAGGAGCGGCTCATTCGCATCCCGGTTCTCGCGCGCCAGATCGCGCACGAAGCCCGCTGCCGCGGCTTCGCGCCGGTCATCGTGCGCCGGAGCCATACGCCGCGATCCCCCAGCTGCTATCTCCACCTGACGCTGGACGGCCAGCGCTGGCTGTTCCGCGTCAGCGATCATGTCCGCCCGGAAGGCGCCCGCCCCGACGGCGTCCATTTTGATCTCGTCTCGCGCGACGGTCTGCGCGGCGCGGAGATCGCGGACGAATGGCTGTCGATGATCGAACGCCGCGCCCTGGCCTGGTGGGACACCGACCCTTGCGGCGCGCCCAAACCGCCCCGCCCACTCGACGATGAGGAACCCGCGCATGAGCTCCTCTGATACCGCCTTGAGCGCGCCCGGAAGCATGGGTGTAGACGAGCATGACAACGCCGCTTCAGCGCCTGACGTCCTCCTCGACTACCAGAAGCGGGCGATCCGCCAGTCGCATGCCGAACCGCTCCTCGTCATCGAGAAGTCGCGGCGGACCGGCATCACTTGGGCGTTCGCGATGGATGCCGTCACGGTCGCCGCGGGCCGCCGCGGCGAGGGCGGCCAGAACGTCTTCTATATCGCGTACAATCTCGACATGACGCGCGAGTTCATCGACTATTGCGCGGAATTCCTGAAGGCCTTCGACATCGTCGCCGAAGCGAACGAATTTCTCTTCGACGACGGGTCCGAGAAGGGCATCAACGCCTTCCGCATCGATGCTCCCTCCGGCTTCTCGATCGTCGCCCTCTCATCGAAGCCGCGCTCGCTCCGCGGCAAGCAGGGCCTAGTCATCATCGACGAGGCGGCTTTCCATGACGAGCTCGACGAGCTTCTGAAGGCCGCGCTGGCGCTCCTCATGTGGGGCGGCCGTGTCGTCATCATTTCGACCCATAACGGCAGTGAGAACCCGTTCAACCGGCTCATCGAGGACATCCGCGAGGGAAGGCGTGAGGGCGCCGTTCTTCGCGTCGACATTGAGGAGGCGCTCGATGACGGGCTCTTCCGCCGCATCTGCCTCCGCACCGGCCAGTCTTGGTCGCCGCAGGCCGAGGCCAAATGGCTGGCCGACCTCCGCGCCCGCTACGGCAACGCCGCCGACGAAGAGCTCTACGTCATCCCCGCCCGCGGCTCCGGCGCCTATCTCGATCGCGGCGCGACGCAGGCTGTGATGACGCAGGCGAACGTCGTCATTCGCGAGCGTTTTCCGACCGAGTTCTTGGAATGGTCCGAACCCCGCCAGTCCGGCTATCTGACGGACTGGTTCGAAGAGAATGTCGAGCCCGTCCTCGACGGCCTCCAGCCGCGCCGACCCAGCTATTTCGGCCAGGACTTCGCCCGCTCCTCCGACCTCACCGCCATCATGATCGGTCAGATGTCGCAGACGCTCGTTCTCGACGTGCCCCTGACGCTCGAGCTCCGCAACGTGCCCTTCCGGGAGCAGTTCTGGATCCTCGCCGCGATCGTCGAGCGCCTGCCGCTCTTCATGGCGGGCAAGATGGATGCGCGCGGCAACGGCCAGCAGCTTGCCGAGGATATGGGACGCCGCTTCGGCGCGGACCGGATCGAGGCGGTGATGACCTCGCAGAACACCTATCTCGAGGGCTTCCCGCGCCTGAAGGAGCGCGTCGAGGCGCGGACGATCGCGCTCCCCGCCGACCGCGATGTCCTCGATGACTTCCGCATGGTGCAGCGCGTGCGCGGCGTCCCGATGGTGCCGGACCGCTCGCAGTCAAAGGCGGACGGCGCGAAGGGGCAGCGCCACGGCGACACCGCGATCGCCGCCATGATGCTCTGCATGGCCGCTGACGAGGATCTCGCGCCAATCGAACTTCACCGCGGCACTGAGCGCACCTCGTCGGGCCTCGACGGCTACACCATGACCCAGACCGGCTTCGGCACCGTCCGCCGCGCCGGGTCCGCTCTGGGCGGCTTCGGAGGCTTCTGACATGCCCATACTCGATGCGAGCGGAAATCCGATCACCCCGTCCGCAGCAAACCGCCTGCCCGCCCGCCTCGGCGGCGAGGTCGCCTCGACGATGGACGGCCGCGACATCTTCCGCCCGTTCACCAGCGGGCTGCAGCAGGAAACCGATCCGCTGCTAGCATCGAGCGCGGACTGGGGCGTCTACGACACCATCTTCCGCGACGACCAGGTCAAGAGCTGCTGGCAGCAGCGCACGACGGCGCTCACGAGCCGCGACTGGCGCGTCACCGCGGGCGGCGAGCGCGACATCGATATCGCGGCGGCGGCCCTCGTCGAGGAGAACCTTCGCCGCGTGGGCTGGGACAACGTCTCGGCGAAGATGCAGATGGCCGTCTATTATGGCTATGCCGTCAGCGAGGTCATCTGGGCAAAGATCGACGGCTATATCCAGTTCGCCGGCATCAAGGTCCGGAACGCCCGCCGCTTCCGCAAGGATGCCGAGGATCGGCTCCGCCTCCTGACGCCGCAGAACATGCAGGGCGAGCGGCTGCCAGACCGCAAATTCTGGTTCCTGAAGGCGGGCGGCAGCCTTGACGACCTGCCTTACGGTCTCGGCCTCGCGCACTGGCTTTACTGGCCGACCGTCTTCAAACGGAACGGTCTCAAATTCTGGAACACCTTCCTCGACAAATACGGCGCGCCGACGGCGATTGGCCGCTACCGGCCCGGCACGCCCGACGGCGATATCGCCAATCTCCTGGCAGCGCTTCAGGCCATCGCGACCGACACCGGGATCGTCATTCCGGACGGAATGGCGGTCGAGCTGCTCGAGGCCGCGCGCAGCGCCGGTGCCGACTATGACAAGATGGTCGACAAGATGGACCTCGCCATCGCGAAGGTTCTCCTCTCGCAGACCGGCACCACCGAGAACCAGGCGTGGGCCGGCACGGCGGCCGAGCATGCCGGCACGCGCGACGACGTCATCGACGCCGACGACGACCTGATCGCCGAGGGGTTCATGGCGGGCCCCGCCAAATGGCTGACCGAGATCAACTTCCCCGGCGCCGAGATCCCGCGCGTCACGCGCAGGCAGGAGGAAGAGGGCGAAGACCTTAGCGAGCTCGCCGACCTCGACGCGAAGATGAACGCGCTCGGCTATCGCCGCAGCCGCGAAAGCGTCCGCGAGACCTATGGCGACGAGTGGGAGGAGATCGAGGGCGAGGTCGTCAATGAGGCCGGTGGCCTGCTTCCGGCGCCCGATGATCCTGCCAGTCCCGCAGAGTTCGCTGAGACGGCGGATGATCGAGCAGACGCCATCACCGCCCTGACCCAACCCGGCGCGCCGACGCCCTTTGCGGACGACATCCTGACACCGCTCCTCGCAGCGATTGAGGATGTAGAAGATGTGGAGTCCGCCCGCGCCCTCCTCGGCACGATCGCCCCGAACCTGTCAGCTGACCAGACGACCGAAACCTTGGCACGCGCAGGCTTCGCCGCGCGCATCGCCGAATCGCAGGGGGGCGAAAAGTGAAGGCGCTAACGCTCTGGCAGCCTTGGGCCTCACTCGTCGTTGCTGGCGCAAAACCATTCGAGTTCCGGTCGTGGAAACCTCCTGCATCCCTTGTCGGTCAGCAGATCGTCATCCACGCCTCATCGCGCAGGATGGACGTGAGGGAGGCCAAACTGCTTCTGAACGCGCTCGACGCTGGCGGCCAGAGAGCGGCACGAACGTGCCTTATTCCGGAACGCGCGAGGCCCGTTCTCGAAGATGCGCTCCACGTCGATCCCGAAACGCTTGACCGTCGAACGTACCGCGCTGGGTTGCTGCCTTGGGGAGCCGGCGTCGGCACGGCGATTGTCGGCGAACCACGACTCGGCGGCGATATTGGTGCCAGCTTCGGTGTCGAGTTCCCGAACGACAGCGATCGAAACGAGCATGCGAATTTCGGATGGCCCATGCTCGACGTCGAGCGCTGGTTTCCGGCGGTCCCGGCGCGAGGTCGACAGGGGCTCTGGAATTGGACGGAAGCGCAAGGCGAAGCACTGCCCCTCGAGGGCGCGCAATGACCCAGAACCGATCTACTGCAGGAAGGATCTGCCTGATGCCTCGTTTCGGCGTATCGATCCCGTCGCCTGGGCCCTATTTCCGTATCCCGAAGTCAAAGCCTGGGCGAAAACGCCGCTTCAGGGCGGATCACCCGGCTATGCTGGAAGGGCGGACCTTATATCCGCGTTCGGTTCATCCGGCCGACGGAAACCACAGGCTCTTCGTCTCGGGCCATAACAGTCGCAAGGTCGGGAAGCGGATCACAAAGGGGCCCTGGCGGGACATGCCGGTCTACACGCTCACGCTCGAAGAACGGGCGACCTGTCCAGCCCGGTGCGCGCAGTGGACCGAATGCTATGGCAACAATATGCATCTTGCGCGCCGAAATCGCCACGGCGCGGCGCTGGAAGCCCGTATTCCGGTAGAAATCGCGGCCTTGGCGATGAAGCACCCTGCCGGTTTTGTGATCCGTATCCATGTGCTCGGCGACTTCTACAGCGAAGCCTATGCTCAAACCTGGTATCAGGCGCTTGCGCTGCATCCTCAGCTTCGGCTGTTCGGCTATACGGCGCACGATCCCGAGACGCCGCTCGGCGAAGCCATCCTCGAACTCAATCTGGACTTCCCTGACCGCTGTCGCATTCGATTCTCTGGCCATGATGCCGGAGCCTTCGGTGCGATCGTCGTCGAGAGTGAGGAGAAAGCGGAGCCTCATCACGTCGTCTGCCCGGCCCAGACGGAACGAACCGACTGTTGTTCGACCTGCGGATATTGCTGGATTGGCGACAAGACCGTCGCCTTCTTGAGGCATTGATATGGTTAGCGAGACGGGCCCCACCAGACCGATCCTGCGTTGGCTCGGTGGAAAATGGCGAATGGCCCCATGGATCAGCGGATTTTTCCCGAAGCATCGAATCTACGTTGAGCCGTTCGGAGGTGGGGCGAGCGTCCTTTTGCGAAAAGAGCGGTCGTACAACGAGGTCTACAACGACCTCGACAACGAACTCGTCAATCTATTCAGGGTGCTCCGGAGCGATCAGGCGGGGGCGCTGATCGCGCAGCTGCGGCTTACATCCTACGCTCGGGAAGAACGCCGACTCGCACTTGAGAAGACTGACGATCCGGTAGAGCGCGCCCGGCGACTGATCGTCCGATCCCACATGTCCCACGGGACCGGTGCCGCACGGATCGATCGGCCGACTGGCTTCCGCGTCGATGGCTCGAGCTCCAGTACGGACGTGGCGGGCGAATGGGCGCGGCTTCCGGCCGCGATCACTGCGATTGTCGAGCGGCTTCGCGGCGTCGCGATCGAACAGCGTCCAGCAATAGAGCTCCTGTCAGCCTTCGACACGTCGAAAGCATTGATCTACCTCGACCCTCCCTATCTGCCCTGTCAGCGTTCGAAGAAAACCTGCCGTGGCGAGCGATATCACGCCTACCAGCACGAGATGACAGAGGACGAGCACCGCGAGCTGCTGAACAGGGCACGCACTAGTTCCGCGATGATTGTCCTTTCCGGCTATCCGAGCGAGCTCTATGACAAATCGCTCGAGGGCTGGTCACGACACGTGAAGCCATCGAGAGCTCACCGAAATGCGCCGCGGACGGAAGCGATCTGGTTGAACCCCGCCTGTCGAGAGGCGCTTGATGCCTGAACCCGACATCCGCGCGACGATCTACATGGAGCCCGGCGAGATCGTCGATGCGTGGGACCGGCGCGGCGAGCTGCGCCAGACGGTCAACTGGCGCGAAATGTGGCAGGAGGAGCATGCGCGCGCCTTCACCGTCGCCAAGATTGCCCAGCTCGACCTCCTGAACGACGTCAGGGAGAGCCTCGACGACGTGATCCGGAACGGCGGCACCTTCGAGCAGTGGCGGGATACCATCCGCCCGACGCTCGAAAAGGCGGGCTGGTGGGGCGTCGTCGAGAATGAGGCGCTGACCGGTACGAGCGAGCCCATTGTGGTCAACAGCCGCCGCCTGCAGACCATCTACCGCACCAACCTCGCCGTCAGCCAGGCCGCAGGCCAGTGGCAGCGCATCCAGGCGCGGAAGGAATTCGCACCATACCTACGTTATGTGGCGGTGATGGACGCGCGGACGCGCGACCGGCATGCCCGCTGGCACGACATCGTCCTACCTGTCGACCATCCTGCCTGGCGCTGGCTCTTTCCGCCGAACGACTGGGGCTGCCGCTGCACGGTCCAACAGCTGACCGAACGCCAGCTCGAGGCCTTCGGCCTGACCGTCTCGACGGACCCGCCCGACCCGCCGATCGGCACCACCTTCCGCCTGAACCGAGACGGCCAGACCGTGCTTGAAGCCCCCGAAGACGTTCGCGAGACCATCGGCCCAGGCTGGAACTACAACCCCGGCGCAGCGTCACTGGTCGGCGTCGGACGAAAGGCGCGGGAAAGCGTCGAGCGAGCGCTGGCACTCGGCAATGACGAGGCCGCGCAGCGGACGCTCGAGCAGATGGTCGACTCTGACGACTTCGAGTTCATGCTGACGCAGCAGATTATACGCGGGGCGGCAGGAACGGGCCGTCGGGACAGACCGCACTTTAACGACGCGGATAGCGCTGCATTTCCCATTGGCATTCTGCGTACCGACGATGCCGAAACTCTTGGGCAGCCGCGCACCGTGACGATGAGTGGTCGGATGGCGACAAAGCAGTTCTATAGCCGCCTGGACGACAATGAGGATCTGACCGACGTACCGCTGCAGGCGGACTTCTACCGCCGCTTTCCTCGGGTATTCAGGGGGCCTCATCTCATCTTGCAAAGTGCTGATCCGAAGCACCCGAACCGGCATGTTTTGCTCGCACCACATTCGAAGGGTCGGTGGGTCCGAATTGTTCTTGGGCGGTGGGACGACGAACCGAGCGCCGTAATCAGTGCTCACACAACAGATGTAGGCCGAGCCCTACGCTTGATCTCATCCTCTGCCGTCAAGATCGATCGCTGGCCGGGACGGCCCACGTCGTGAACAGAGCATCAATTCAGCGGCGCGGAGAGGACTCGCTTTCCCTCTCAGGACAACATCGCAGACCACATATGGTAAGTCCGCGAAGCGCCACGGTTCACCAAGATTTCCGCGTACGCGCCATGACGGGAGATAAGCGCTTTCGCGCGGAGAAGCAAACCCACACCTTGTCTTCTGCGCATGGTCTGCCTTCGACACTTTCTTATCCCCGTTCTCTGAAGGCGGGGGAAGCGGCGTTGGAGCGCCGCTCACCGGCGGGTGTCATCCGCCACGGCCTCCCGGATCCCAAGAGGTCCATCCCGCCACCCGGTACCGGGCGGGAACAGAATAGAAACAAACGCAGAATGGAGTCCATCCCCGAACTGAGTCCGATCAACACGGTTTCACCAGTTGCCGGCTATATCGGCGGCAAGCGCAATCTCGCGCGGCATCTCACCGCGCGCATCGCCCGTATTCCGCACAGGCTTTACGCAGAGCCGTTCGTTGGCATGGGCGGCATCTTCCTCCGCAGGCGCGCCCGGCCGAAGGTCGTCCGAGGACGTCACGACCTTCTTTCGTATCCTCCAGCGCCACTACGTCGCCTTCCTCGACATGCTCCGCTTCCAGCTCACGACGAGGGCAGGATTCGAGCGGCTCAACAGGACCGACCCGGCCACCCTGACCGATCTCGAACGGGCGGCGCGCTTTCTCTACCTTCAGAAAACGGCCTTCGGCGGGAAGGTCGCGGGACGCACATTCGGCGTCGATCCGAACGGCCCTGGGCGCTTCGACATCACGAAGCTCGGCCCGATGCTGGAGGCGCTTCACGAGCGCCTTGCTGGCGTCGTCATCGAGCGGCTGCAATGGCCCGATTTCATACGGCGCTACGACCGCCCTGGCACCCTCTTCTACCTCGACCCGCCCTATTATGGCTGCGAGGACGACTATGGTGACAGCGTGTTCGAACGCGCCGACTTCGAACGGATGGCGGAGCAGCTGGACGGGCTGAAAGGCCGCTTTCTGATGAGCCTGAACGCCACGCCGGAGACCCGCGCGATCTTCGACAGATTCGAACAGGAGATCGTCCCCGTAACCTACACGGTCGGCGGCGGCGCCAAAGCGGTCAAGCGAACCGAACTGGTTATTTCGGCATAACGGGGCGAAGGGCCAGAATCGAGTTAATGTCGCATACTTATCGCCTATTCTCAGTTGTTTAGGCCGGGAATAATGCGCACGACATTAACTCGGCATTCGCGATCCCGGAATGGCGGTTTCCTGCGGGTTTCAGCAGGCCTTCAACAGCGCCGCGCGACAAAAACTCCGAGGGTGGCCGCCCCGCAGGCCGCGACCGCCGCAAAGCCCCGCAAATCCTCAATTTCATCCCGGATCGTCCCGCCAAATCCCGCCATATCCCGCCCAACCCAATTAATGACGCACCACATGGTCGGGCCGCTCCGCTCTCCCGTGACGATACGGATGCGCCGGTCGTGGACGGCGGCGGCAGCGCTGCGGGTAGCGGGGTCGTTTGGATAGACGCCGACAAATATGTCGTAGCGGC